GGGCGGTCCTCGCCCAGATCCCGGCGCTCCCCGGTACGCACCGCCATGCCGAGGAACAACGCCACCAGCACCATCAGGACCGCCCACGACAGCAACACCCAGACCCACCAGGCCATCGAGCCTCCCCCGGCGCCCCCCGCTTGCCTCGGCAGGCGGGGGGCGCTTCGTGCGTCTAGCTGGCGTCGGCGAGCGCATCCAGCGCCCGCAGCAACTGCGCCGACCGCTCACGATCCGGGCGCACGTAGTGCCGCGCCGTCTCCAACGACTCCCAGCCACACAGCTCAGCCACCAACGGCGTGTCCAGCACCACGGCCGCCTGCGTCGCATATCGGGCCCGCAGCTTGTGCGCCGTGCTCGAGATGCCGTGCCGCCGCAGATGCTCGTTCACGATCTGCGACACCGACTGTGCCGCGATCTGCCGACCGTCCCGACCGAGGAAGACCGGTCCGCGCGTCTTCGTCCCGTGCCGCCGCAGCGCCCTGCGCACCGTCTCCCCAATCGGCACCACACGGTCCTTCCCGCCCTTGCCGCCGCGCACCGCCAGCCACGTGACCCCGTCAGCGACCGTGATGTCCGACCACGACAGGTTGGCCACCTCCATGCAACGGAGGCCGGCGTCGGCCATCAGCGTCATCATCGCCGCCAACTTCGGCGACGCCTTCGACAGGGCGAGCGCCAGGTCGTCCTCCGCGATCGGCCGGGGCAGCGGCTTGGCGATCTTCGGGCGGGTCAGCATCACCGTCGGGTCGTCGGCGACGATGCCGCGCGCGATGGCCCACCGGTAGAACGCGGCGACGTGCCCGATGTAGGCACGCCGACTCTGCGCGGCCAGCCCGGCGACGACGGTCTGCTCCCAGAACTGAATGTGCCCAACCTGGGCCTCGCGCAGGGGCCGGTCGATGGTGACGCGTAGCCGGTTGAGCACCCACGTGCGGTGTCGGATGGTGACGGGGGTGTAGCCGCGCAGGTCGCGGCACCACGCAAGGTGATCCGACACGTCCGCGTCCGTTTCCATGCGCCAGGACGCTACGTCGGCCGTGACAACTTCCGGTGTCGCACACTCGGGTACTTTGTTGTCACCCAGAGTGATTGTCATGCGGCTATGGACTGGCTACAGGAGATCGCACGGTGGGCGTCGCGACGCCGCGTGACGAAGGCTGTACACCGGCGAGAATGTTCATTACGTGAACGCTTGATAGACGCAGGGTCCTCCGCCGGAGCGAGTGGACCTCCCAGCGCTAGCCAGGTCTGGTCGAACGGGGTCGCGTCGGCGATTCGCCTGCTCACCCCGATGACGTCGGAGCAGTGGCGCAACCCTTTCTCCCACTGCCTCCAGGACTCCTTGCCGACCCCCGTGGCGGCCTCTGCCTGGTCGTAGTTCCACCCCATCTCGGCTCGCACGATGGCGAGGCGGATCCGGAATGAGTCGGCCGGGATGCGCCGGCCACGGTCACTGTCGGTCATGTCGCGCACAGTAGGCCACAAGCCACAACACGCGCCATAGGTACACCCGTAGTGGTTACAAACCACACGCATGTAAAACACGCTGTGTTGCTATGGACAACACCTGGGTGACCGTGCAAGGTGTTGGCATGTCCAACAGCGAGTTGCTTACCGCGCAGGAAGTGGCGGACCGACTCGCGGTCCACGTCGAGAGCGTCCGGCGGTGGACGCGGCAGGGGGACCTCGCAGCAGTGCGACTCCCCTCCGGCCGCTACCGCTACCGCGCCGAAGACGTCGCCGCGCTCGTCCGGCCCTCAGCCGCGTAACCCCCTCCCCCCGCAACACACAGCAGCGCCGCCCGCAAAGCCCCTTGCCAGGAACGCGGACGGCGCAACCACCGAAAGGATATCCACAGGTGTCCACAGACATCCAGCCGTTCGACTTCTCGGGCCAGCAGGTCCGGGTCGTCACCGACGAGGCGGGCGAGCCCTGGTTCGTCGTTGCCGACATCGCTCGAGTCCTCGGTTATCGCGACGCGGCGAACGCTGCACGCCTCGTTGAGGAGGACGAGCGGGGGTACTCAGATGTGAGTACCCCTGGTGGCCCCCAGCGGGCCATCACTGTCAACGAGTCAGGCGTCTACGCCCTGATCTTCCGGTCCAACCATCCACAGGCTGTGGAGTTCCGGAAGTTCGTCACCGGGACCGTGCTTCCCGCTATCCGCAAGACCGGGTCGTACGGCATCGCCACCAACCCCGCCGAGATCTCCCGCGCCGACCTGGCTCGCATGGTCCTCGCCGCCGAGGAGGAGCTGGCCGTCGTCTCGGCTGCGCTCACCGCCGCACAGCCCGCCGTCGAGTACCACGAGCGGTTCGTCGCGAACGACGACGCGGTGACCGTGAAGGTGTGGGGCGCGCAGTTCGGCCTCACCCAGCAGCAGGCGTTCGACCAGCTCATCGACCGCAAGGTGATCTACCGGCAGAGCATCGGGCAGCGCTGGTCGGCGAAGGCCGGCCGGGTCGTCACCGAGCACGAGTACCGGGCCCGTGCTGGTCGTCAGTCGTTCGCCTGGTTCGACCTCCGCCCGCAGCACAACGCGCCCCGCCACCACAACGGGCAGGTGCGGCAGACGCTGTACGTCCGGCAGGCGTACGCGCTGGACCTCGCCAAGCTCCTGGGGCTGACCGAGCAGCTTCCGGCGGTGACGGAGTGACCCCCGACCCGCTCGACGTCCTCAAGTACGCCTACGTGCTGACCAACCTGCTGACCGAGGGGTGGGACCAGGCGGACGAGCTGCGCGAGCAGCTGGACGTGCTGGTGGCCCCGTTCGTCGGTGACGCCCCGGTCGCCTTCCTGACCTACTCCGACGGTTCCCCGGTGTCTGTGGTCAGCGAGTACGCGATCGGGCGCGCTTTTCAGACCTTCCGCCTCCCCCCGGGCTTCCCGGTGAAGGAGAACGTGCGATGAACGACGACACGCAGTTGATCCTGATCCACACGAAGCCGGATCTGCGGACCCCTCCGTCGCACCTGACGGCGATCCTGCTCGGCCTGATCCTCGCCGGCCTCATCTGCGCGGCGGTGACGTGGTGACCGCCGCCCTGGCCTTGATCGGCTACCTGTCCGTCGGCGTCGCGGTGGCGTTCCTGTTGGGCGCCCTGTGCCGCTACGGGGACGGCCCGCTGGAGCCCGAGCCCGCCGTGGACTGGGACGAGCACCTGGACGTGTGGCCGTCCGGTGACGACCTGATCACCGCGGACATGCCGGTGGACGAGTGGCCGCAGGAACGCATCGACGCCGAGGTCCGGCGACTGGAGGCGTGGCTGTGAGCGCCCAGGTTGCCGCCGACCTGAGGGCCGCGGCGGACGTGCTCGAGCGCGATGGATGGACGCAGCACCTCTACGTCGACAGCAACGGTTGCCGTTGCGCTGCCGGAGCGATCCTCGGCGCAATCCAGCCCGGCGCTACCAGTGACATCGACTTGAGTAGCGATCAGGAGGAGCGCTACGACGCAGCGTGGGCCGTCCTCTGGGCTGAGGTTGGTCGCGGGGTCCAGCTTTGGAACGACGCCCCCGGTCGCACCGCCGCTGAGGTCATCGCCGCGCTTCGTGCCGCCGCCGACCGCGCGGAGGCCGAGCGGTGACCGCCGCCCCGTTCCCGCCGGACGTCGCCGGTGCCCTTCTCGGCGCCGCCTACGCGACCACCCTCGACAAGGCCGTGGAGTGGCTGAACGTCGCCGTCGCTCGCGGCCTGCCACCGGAGCGTGCCGCCGAACTCGTCGAGTCCTGGACCCGGGCCAACACCCCGCAGGTGATCGGCCGTGGCTGACATCTGCCTCTGCTCGCACATCCGCGACCACCACTACCTCGACCGCCGCGGGCGCGTCGTCTGCCGCTCGGCCGCCTGCGGGTGCGCCGCCTTCCGATCCAAGGGGGACAGCAAGTGAGCCTCATCGAACTGCCCGACCTCATCCAAGGCTCGGACGAGTGGCTTGAGGCCCGGCGCGGCATGGTGACCGCCTCGGTTGTCGGCAAGCTCATCACCACCAAGACGGTCAAGCCCGCCGACAACGACTACAGCCGGGCGCTGACTGCTCAGCTCGTCGCCGAGCGGATCACCGGCTACGTCGACCCCGTGTTCGTGTCCGACGACATGCTGCGCGGCCACGAGGATGAACCCCGCGCCCGCGACCTGTACTCGGAGAAGTACGCACCGGCCCGCGAGTCCGGGTTCCTCATCCGCGACTTCGGCTCGTTCCGCATCGGCTACTCGCCCGACGGCCTGGTGGGCGACGACGGCCTGATCGAGGTCAAGTCCCCGCGCGCCAAGAAGCACCTCACGACCATCCTGTCCCGCGAGATCCCGCCCGAGCACATGGCGCAGGTGCAGTGCGGGCTGCTGGTGACCGGCCGCTCCTGGTGCGACTTCCTCAGCTACTGCGGCGGGATGCCCATGTGGCGCAAGCGGGTGCTGCCCGACCAGCGGTGGTTCGACGCGATCGTGGCCGCCGCCGAGAAGTTCGAGGAGACCGCCGCGCAGATGGTCGCCGACTACGAGGCCGAGGTCGCCGGACTGCCCACCACCGAGCGCGCTCCTGACTTCGAGGACATGGTGATCTGAGATGGACCTGACCGAGTTCATCGCGCCCAAGTCGGACCAGCTCGACGCAGTTGATCTCGTGGGTGGGGACCGCACGTTCACCATCGAGCGGGTCAGCAGGAACAACGACGAGCAACCCGTCAACCTGTACTTGGCCGAGTTCCCCCGACCGTGGCGGCCCGGTCTGTCGATGCGCCGGGTGCTCGTGGCCTGCTGGGGGAAGGACGCCAGCACCTACGTCGGCCGGCGCGTCCAACTCTACTGCGACCCGGACGTGAGGTTCGGCGGGCAGGCGGTCGGTGGGACCCGGATCCGGGCGCTGTCGCACATCGACAAGCCCAAGCAGGTGCCACTGCTCGTGACTCGCGGCAAGTCGGCGATCTTCGTCGTTCAGCCGCTCAAGGACGAGCCGACGCCCGACTACCTGGCCGACGCGAAGGCCGCTCAGAGCCTCGACGAGTGGCGGAAGGTGTGGGCGCGGGCATCCGAGGCCGGGCATCTCACCGACGCGCTGAAGGTGAAGCTGACGCCGCTGGGTGAGGCGCTGAAGGAGCCGAAGCCCGTCGCCGCGATCCTGCCCGTGGACGGACCGAAGCTGCCGGGGAGTGGCGGCTGATGGCCCGCAACTACCGCAAGGAGCGCGGCAACGAGTCGCAGAACCTCGTCGCCGCACAGTTCCGCGCCGCCGGGTTCCCCCACGCCGAGTCCGCTGGCGCCGGCCGACCCGGGCGCGACGTCTTGGGCCTGCTGGGGCTCGCCTGCGAGGTGAAGGCCCGCCGCGGCTTCTCCCCGCTGGCGTGGATCAAGCAGGCAGAGGAGAAAGCCGACGGGGATCTGCCGTTCGTGGTGACCCGCCTCGACGGTCAGGGCCCGGCGACGGTCGACGAGTGGCCGGTACTGCTGCGGTTCGGCGACTTCCTCGAGCTGCTGTCCGCCGCCGGCTACGGCGCCCCCCGTGAGGCGTTCGCGCCGCTGCACCGCGGGGGGCGGGCATGAAGCCCCGCCTGCTCGACCTGTTCTGCGGCGCCGGCGGCGCCGGGATGGGTTACCACCGGGCCGGGTTCGAGGTGGTCGGCGTGGACATCAACCCGCAGCCGCGCTACCCGTTTGAGTTCCACCAGGGCGACGCCATCCACTACCTGCTCCAGCACTGGCGCGAGTTCGACGCCGTCCACGCCTCACCGCCGTGCCAGGCGTACTCCCCGCTCAACGCGCTCCCCAGCACCAAGAACGCCGACGAGCACCCTGACCTGCTCGGCCCCACGCGGGCCGCGCTCGACCTCACCCGACTGCCCTACGTCATCGAGAACGTCATGGCCGCCCCGCTCATCAAGGAGCGGTCCATCGTCCTGTGCGGCGGCATGTTCGGGCTCCGCACCTATCGGCACCGACGTTTCGAGTCGCCGCTGCTGCTCATGGCCCCCGAGCACCCGAAACACGTCATTCGCACGGCCACCAGGCAGCGCCGAGCTCGCTGGGATGAGGGCTGGCACGTGTCCATCACCGGCGACGTCGGCACCTACGTCGGCCCGGAAGCGATGGGCATCGACTGGATGAACGGCACCGAACTCAGCGAGGCCATCCCGCCGGCATACACGGAGCTCGTCGGTCTGCAGCTGCTCGAGCACATCGCGGCCGAGGCGGTGGCGGCATGAGGTTCCGCCCGACTGGTGACGCCATCGACGAGGGCTGCGAGGCGTCCGACGAGTCCGGCCGCTGCGGCGCCGTCCCGGTGTGGATGTCCGGCTGGACGGGCCGCCGCTGCGACGCCCACCGCCCCACCTACGACCGTGACCGGGCCCTGGCCCTGGTGGACCGCGGTGACGTGGCCACGGCGTTCGCGCACCTGCGGGCGCACCTGGCGTTCCGGGCGGGGGGTGCGCGGTGATGGAGCTGCCGCTGCTGAACGGTAACGCGTTGTGCGCGGAGACCGACCCGGACGAGTTCTTCCCCGCGAAGGGTGAGTCGACCCGCGCCGCGAAACGCACCTGTGGCCGCTGCGAGGTGCGTGTGGAGTGTTTGGCGTGGGCGGTGGAGCGCGCCGAGCCGTACGGGATTTGGGGTGGCCTGTCGGAGCGGGAGCGGCGTCGTCTGCGCCGGCAGCGGAGGGCCGCTTGATGAGCGTCCGCATGTTGAGTGTTCACGAGGTGGCGGCGTTGATCGCGGTGTCGCCGATGACGGTGTATCGGCTGATTGACCGGGGCGAGTTGACCGCTTACCGGATTGGCCGGGTGATCCGGGTGCGTGGGGATGATTTGGCGTCGTTCATGCGGGCGAACGAGGTGCGGCCGTCGTGACCGGCGCCTGCTTCGGACACGAGCACCCCGAGTGGTTCGACGACCGGCTGCCCGGCGAGAACGACGCGCAGCGGGCCGCGCGGCACCGGAAGGCGCTGGCGGTGTGCTCGGGCTGCGAGGTGCGGGCGTGGTGCCTGTCGACAGTGCAGGTCGGTCAGGACGGGGTGCGCGGCGGGCAGGTGCTCGACGCGGTGGCGGACCGCAGCCGGCGCTCGGCGTACGCCCCGGACAGTGAGGCGGCGGCGTTCTTCAAGGAGCTGCGCGGCGAGGAACACCGGGCCGCGGTGTCCCGACAGAAGCGGCGACGCACGAATGACGCGCGGCGGTGGGCGTCGTGACTGCGGAGGACCGCGAGTACGCGCGGCTGTGGCTGTCGGAAATGTGGCGGCCGGTGCCGGAATGGCATGAGCCGGACGCGGACCGGGCTGTGCATGAGGCGAGGAACGCGCTGCTCAGCCCGCCTGTGGATGAGGCGCGGAAATGTGCATAAGGAACACCGCGCGTCGTTTGTCAGCGGGGGTATTCGTGCGGGAGAATCGGGCCACAACAAAAGAGCGGGCCGGGCGGAGCTGTGAACTCCGTTACCCCGGCCCTACCCCCGGTCTAAGCGGAGGTTCCGTGACTATCTCACCACAGGTGCGCCCTCGTGCAGAGGGGGCTCACTGATGGCCCGCTCATACGCGGCGGTGCACCACCGCATCTGGGCCGACCCGGCGTGGCGGTCGCTCGACGTGCACGCGCAGCACCTGTACCTGCTGTTGATCTCGCAGCCGCAGATGAACCTTGCCGGCGTTCTGCCGCTGCAGCTCCGCAAGTGGGCGTCCTGCGTCGACGGCTGGGACATCGCCGACGTCGCCGCTGCGCTGGACAAGCTGCGGGATGCGCGCTTCGTCCTGGTCGACGAGGACACCGAAGAGGTGCTGATCCGGACGATGATCCGGAACGACGGCAGCTACAAGATCCCGAATGTTCTCAAGTCGCTGCTCCAAGCCGCCGAGGGAACGCAGGCACCCGAGTTGCGCGCTGCCATCGGTGTCGAGCTCGGTCGACTGGAGCCGCTGGACGGCAAGAAGGCCGAGGAGTGCGCGGCGTGGATCGTGGCGACGCGACGTGTTCTCGGTGCTTCCGAGGGGCCGTCGGGACCGGGCGGGGAACCCTTCCCGGAACCCTTAGCCGAACCCTTCCCGGAAGGGTTGCAGGGAACCCTTAACGGAACCGTCAATCAACCCTTCCCGGAACCCTTGCCCGAAGGGTCCGGTTCTGGTTCTGGTTCCGTTTCTAGGTCTTCGTACGTTGATCTGTTGGGGGGGAAGGGCGCCCCCCACCCCGAAGATGAACCTCCTCCGTGCCCCAAGCACGCGCATCTGCCGAGTCACGAGATCCCGGGTTGCTGGGCTTGCGCCCGCAACCGCGAGCGGTGGGAGAA